AGACGATCTGTCTATCTAGTTGCAACCGTGAGCACCACTAATAAATATACAATAGACGTGGTGAAAAAATGTATTATATTTTCAGATTGTGATTTAGATGGAATAGGTTCATACTTAGTGTTCCGGTGGTTTACTGGTATGAAGAATGTAGAGCATGAAATATGTTCTCAGTCTAATTTCCGTAAAACGTTCTCAGCATGGTCGATGAAGAACAAAATCGAGGATTACGACAAGGTTTACATATTTGATCTAGACGTGAGTCAAAATAATCTAGACTTAGTTGATCATGAGAATGTATCGATAGTGGATCATCACGACACACACGTGCAGAATAAAGATAAGTACAAAAAGGCCACGACTATATTGTCTGAGTACACATCCTGCTGCAAGTTGTTGTATGATTTGCTGAGAAAGAAATACGAGAAGAGAACATTAACTGATTATCAGAAGTTATTGATATTGATGATTGATGATTATGATAGCTACAAATTACAGGTCAAAGGGTCATATGAGTTGAATGTGATTTTATGGAATTATGTAGGACAACGTGCAGAACAATTCACCAGAGACTTCGGAAACGGATTCAAAGGATTCAATCAATCACATTTAAACATGATCGCTTTGAACAAGAAAAAGGTTGCTCGAGTCATATCAGAATTGCAAGTATTTGAAGGAAAGCTGCCATTGAATGGTAAAAAATATAATTTATTCGCAACAATGGCTAGTGAGAGTCTGAATGAGGTGGCTCACCATGTTATAAACAGTTATGAATGTGACATAGTGATGGTAATGAATATGAATACTAAAAGAGTTAGTTTCAGAGTGAACAAAGAGAAATGCCCGGAAGTTGACTTAGGAAAATTAGCTAGCAGCATAGCAGAAGGTGGAGGTCATCCATATTCTGCCGGTGGTCAATTAACTGATAAGGTACTAACCTTAACGAAACTCTTATCCCCTGTAGTTACATGAACGACATAATAAGCGGAATGATAGGAAATGGTGATCCTGTTAACAATACATATCAAGGTGAATATCTACATCTATTTTTAGGTTTCTGTTCGTATGTTTGTATTGTTAAGAACAAAAAGATGAATCTACCTAATATATTTTTATGGTTGTTGAGAGAGAAAGAGTTGAGAGACACATTCAAGATGGTATGTGATGTCGATACAGATTATGATGTACTCAAATGCTTTCTTAAACATGATCCTACATTGTATAGATCTAAATATATCAGAAACTACATCCAAGCGAATCCAGATTTAAATTTAAAATTTTAGCTTTGACCTCACTAGAGAAGAGAATTTATAACACGTGGCTAGCTACCGTTCGCTCTAAAAACGGTAAACCGTTCAAGTTAAGACAAAAATGGGATGATTTCGAAGCCAAGCCAGAGTACGGACACGTGAGAAAATTAGCCAAACTATTCATGAAATTCGATAATATAAATATCGATGAATTTTTCACCGCTCCATTCAAGGTATATCCAGAGCCGTATGAGTATGATATAAGATTCTACAACACGATGAAAGCGTTAACATGTTACAGAATATACAAAAAGAAATCCAACTCAATGACCACAAAAGAGTTTATGGATAGTCTGAAAACAAAGAAATAATTTTAAAAGTTGCATATAGTTCTATGAGATCATATAATAACTATACAACTAATAACTAAAACAAATAATATATGAGTACATTTACAAAATCTATGTTCGCTAGCATCAAAGATGCACTATCTAAAGAAGGGTCTTCAAACAAGACTGCTGATATCCTCAGAACCAAACCTGGTAACTCGTATGAAGTACGATTTCTTCCTGATATCGAGGACCCAGCCAATACATTTTATCATTACTACAGCCATGGTTGGACATCATATAGTACCGGTCAATATGTGACTGCAGTGAGCCCGACTACTTGGGGTGACAGAGATCCAATCGCAGAACATCGATTGAAAATATACCGTGGTGGTACAGCTGAAGAGAAAGCTAAATCTGAAGCAATTTATCGCCGTGAGAACTGGTTAGTTAATGTTTATGTTGTGAACGATCCTGCTGACCCAGAAAATAACGACACTGTCAAGATCTTGCGATTTGGTAAACAACTTCATAAGATTATCATGGAAGGTATTACTGGTGAAGACTCAGATCAGTTTGGCGAGAAGATCTTCGACTTGTCTGACAAAGGATGTACGTTCAGAATCCGATGTGACAAGCAAGGTGACTTTCCTACTTACGTTTCAAGTAAGTTCTTGTTTCCTTCTGAAATACCAGGACTGGATGATTCTAGAATCAAAGAAATTTACGCTGGAGGTCATGACTTGAAAGAAACTTTCAGGACCAAAACATATGAAGAACTCAAAGCTATGCTTGACGAGCATTTTCATTGTGTTGATCCTAATGAAGTTGTAGCCACCCCAACTCCAGTAGCTGCTCCAGTTGCTAATACTGTTGAGGACGATGACGATGATGAGATTCCAATGGGTGATACTCCTTCTGCATCTGATACTGACGAAGATCCTTTGGAAGATGATAAAGTGAAAGAACTACTTGCCGGTCTAGACGATGCCTGAGAATAACGACCAACCAAATCCATATCAACAAGGCCGGGATCATGAGACTCCAGTCCCTATGGACAGGGAAGATGTCTTGGCAGTCGCTGGTCTACTTGGTACCGTCAATGGTGCATTAGGAGAGATTGATAAAAGAAACCTAGGTGGTGTTCAAGCAAAGCAAATGGACCCAAAGATAGCCTTGCAAAAGATTGCTGCAGCTAATGGTGCAGTGATCGGTCAACCAACTAACCACCAACCACCTCAACACATTCCACCTCAACACATTCCACAACAAGCACACTCAATACCACCTCCAGCACCAATTCCGAGTGCTGGAGTACCGACTCATCAAAACAACACATATACAACTGAATTAGAGAAAAGGGTCAGAGCTTTAGAAGCTGTCGTTGAGAGTTACAAAAAAGTAGAGAAGTTTAAGAGAGGAATCAGTTATAGCATCAACACTGTCAAGATCAAAGGTGAGTTCAAGGACCCGTCGACTATTCTAGATATCATATCAACTGAAATCGCAAAGAACACGAAATCAATCACATTAAAATTAATAGATGCAACAACTCAATCTAAAAAACAAGAGTAGGTTTATCAACAACTTCCTGTCTCCTATAGGAAAGTTAACTGAAAACACAGTCATTAAAGTTCGTAAGAACGAGTACAATACATTGAGCTCATCAAACGATGGTACTCTGATTGTAAACTGCTCGATTGATCAAGATAACGAAGTCGATGAGACTATATTTCTGAACATCCCAGATATAAACAAACTTATAAAGGTATTGTCCTGTATTCCAGATGAAGATATATTTCTCAAGTTTAACAACAATAATATCGAGTATAAGTCCGGAGCCGTAGGATTCAAGTATCATCTATTAGAAGATGGTATCATAGATCCACCATCCGTTGATATTAACAAGATCAAAAAGATTGACTTCCCCTTCCGATTTACTGTTAATGATAACTGCATCAATCAATTGGTGAAAGGTAGTACATTCACGACAGACACCAACAAGATTTACTTCTCTACTGAAGAAGGTAAAGTGTTAGGTACACTGACTGATCATCAACGACATAATGTTGATAGTTACACTCAAGAAATCGCCAGCGAATACAAGGGTGATGATCTAGAGGCACCGTTAGCATTGAGTTTTGAAACCATTCGTATCATAAGTAGCATCCGGTTTGATTCTCTCAAAGTCAATGTGAATCCAACACTAAACGTGTTCTTATTTCAGATAGACACAGATAATACCAAGATTACAGTAGTATCCTCTGGGTATGTAGGATAATTGTTTATATATGAAGAACAAAGTACATACACTATCATACTTCAAAAAGAGGTTAAAGGATTGCGGATACATCGTGTGGGAGATCATGAATAAATATTCTATGGAAGATCCTAGAAAATGGACCGTCATGATCAACCCTAGTATCGAGTCTGTATTTATAACTTGTATAGTCAATAGAGAGCAATTAGGTGACATACCTGAATTTGAAGTGAATGACGGTGGATTGCGATTTCAAAAGAACTTGACACTCAAAACAAACAGCATGGAGGTGCTGATTAACCTGTTATCGAAAAAAGGCATTGTTGCAGACGATAGTCTGTACGCAAAGCCGGTTGAATGATATGCACATGACAACTGAAGACGACGAAACACCTGAATCAAAAAAGCCAACCACTCGAAAGAAGAAGGTAGTGAATAAATCAAAGCCAGTCAAGCAAAAAGGTGATGATGAGTACAAGAGAAAAATACAAAAGGCTCTAGAAGCTAATCTGATTGAGTATGCTCAGAAAAAACGGTTATCTCAGAAACAGATAACAGTTATAAACTCTTTCATTGAGGAGCATTTAAGTTGCTTCGTGTTGTTAGGATACACATGTGCTGGAGAGCCAGTAACATTAGTAAATGCCCCTACAGTCAAGGATAGTGACTCACTAGGCACAGCATTACAAAAATTCTTGATGAAGTATGTTGATCCTCCACCTCAACAACCACCATTGTATTAAGTAGATTCATGAAAGTATTAATCCTAGGAAAAGGATATGTCGGACAGAATATAGCTAAAGCCATGGGTACATGTTATGATGTGACTATATTGTCTAGAGCAGATCTAGATTACACAGACAGAAGCACGCTATTTAATCACATGTCGAAAGCTCAGTACGCATATGTTATCAACACATGCGGTTACACTGGGAGACCCAACGTAGACGCTTGTGAAGCCAACAGAGAGGATACTTGGTATTATAATGTGATCGTACCGGTTAATATACAGAAGGTCTGCAAGGATGTTGGTACTAAAATGATACATATTTCTAGTGGATGTATATATGATGGTTATGACAGGAGATACACTGAAGAAGACGAGCCGGATTTCGGTCTATTGAGCACATCTAGTAGTTGGTACAGCAAGACCAAACATGCATGTGAGATGATGCTGAGAGACACCCCGGTATATATTCTCCGTATACGAATGCCATTTTGTGAGACTCCTAGTGAGCGTAACATCATAATGAAACTTCGTAAGTATGACAAGATAATCAACAAAGTCAACTCATTAACTAATATCGAAGATCTATGCGGTTTTTGTCTCTTGATGATGGCAGATATCAACGAGAATATAAGCAATTTAAAACCTGGAATTTACAATGTGGTGAACCCACAGGAAGTTAGCACTCAAGAAATAACAAAAATAATGGAACAGTATGGTATTGGAAACCCTGACTGGAAGACCATTGAATATGAAGAACTGAAGAAGATGACAGTTACTGGTAGATCGAATTGTGTGCTTGATGACAGCAAAGCAGCATCATACAACTTGAGATTACCCAACACATTTGATAGTCTTCATAGATGCATCAGAAACATCAGTGATCAATTACGCTAAAGAGTTATGGAAGCGTAAAATCGCCAAGAACGCTGATCCGTTAGAGCGTTCGATATTTGCTGTATCCTCAGGTACATTTCGTGGGGAGTTTTGGGTATATATGCACAAGGATGAGAACAATATATATTGCTTGAGTTTACCTGACAACAAATACATCGAAGTACCACTAGACAAATGGGAAACCGGCATTACAAACAAAATAGTTGAGCATTTAGAGAAAATACCGTATAATGTATATGACATCTGTCGTGCACAATATAATGAAGCTAAAGCCAAAAACAATATTAATAGACTCAAGCAACCTACTCCACCGAGCAGTGTGGATAGGGGAAAACGTAAGAACTAACGTCAATCCAGCATACATATTTTTAACTAGTATTAAAAAGTATGTTGAGAAGTTTTCCTGTAGTAATGTATACTCAGTATGGGATAAAAAGCTTATATACCCATCCACTAACTTCCGGCGATCATCTAAAGTTGTTGAGTACAAAGGTACCAGAGACAAGAAGAAGAATGAAGCTGTGTTCAAGCATGAGGATCTAACGACACGCTTGTTAACCTCTTTAGGTGTCAAGAATATGTACCCAGGAGTGCTTGAAGCAGATGATGTGATATCCTGGATGTCTAAGAAGTCAGACGAGCTGAAAGTGATTGTTAGTGTTGATCAAGATATGTTACAATTGATAGACGATAATAACGTTGTGTATAGCCCTATGAAGGATGTGTTGATCGATAAACTCAACTTTGAGTATCATACCGGTTGTCCTATAGATCAATTTCTTCGATACAAATCTATGATAGGTGACAAGTCAGACAATTTACCTGGTATCAATAAATGTGGAGCCAAGACTGCACGCAAGTATGTAGACAGATACCCGACTGACGACCTGCTTAGGGAGAATGTTGATTCAGATGTTCTCGAGCCGTATTTTACTAACTTGAGAATGATAGACCTCAATCAAGGACCGAAGGAACATCCAGAGGATGTCGAGTTGTACGAGAAGCAGTACGACGAACTTCAAGATCTTGAGTGTGATATGGATGAATTTCGTGATCTGTGTACTGAATACAATATCAACACTGCTCTAGACAATATAAACGTGTGGCAAACAGCATTCGCTCCTCAAGCTGTAACAAACACTCTAGCAGACATTGTAAATTCACTGGGTCTTACTAAATAATAGAGTAATGAGTGACATGCCTTTAGTACAACCCAAGATAATCCCTTCTCCTTTCAGTGGATCTCCAATTAAACCCCGGATCGTTAAAAGAGAAACCGGAAATCAAGTTTATACGGAAGCTCACTGGATCTGTCCTGATTCCGGTCGGTTTGTGATGAAGGGTGTTGTCAGTGTAGAAGATAAGGTATAAGTCGCCTTATACGCTCGCAGTACCTATAATCATATAGATGATAGTACCAGAAGAGTACGTAATACAAAAGTTCTACCAGCATGCAGGTTATCCTAAGTATGCGAAATCTACTAACACATATACTGGTGGGTGCCCTGTGTGTAGAGAAGGTAAGAGCTGGGGTAGAAAGCGAAGAGCTTACTATATACCGAATGATCAGGCGATATGTTGTCATAATTGCGGTTGGTATGGTAATCCTGTCAAGTGGGTGATGGAAGTAGAGCAGATTTCCTTCAAGGAGGTCGCTCAACAGATAGAAACGTGTGACTTTGAGTACGGTATACCAAAGACTCAGCCTGATAATGTGTATGAGACTCCAGATTTACCTAAAGACAGTATAAATTTATTCGACAAATCACAAGTCATGTACTACAAGGATGAGGGTATAGTGAGAACAGCTATAGATACTATAGTAACAAGACGATTAAATACTGCAATCAACAAACCTAAAGCATTATTTGTAAGTTTATCAGATTTTGTACATAAGAACCGACTGATATTACCATTCTATGATAGATCTGGTAGAAGTGTTCATTATCAATCCAGAACATTGCTAGAATCAGACAGAGACCGGCCAAAGTATCTATCTAAACAGAATAGCGACAAGACATTGTTCAATTATAACAATATAGAATCAAGTGCTGACAATATATTCATTACAGAAGGTCCTATTGATTCATTTTTCATCAAAAACTCTGTAGCGGTAGCCGGAATACAAGAAAAGTAAAAGAAAGCTTAACGTCAAAGCAGAGAGCTCAAATAGATAGATTGTTTCTGATGCAATCTGTATGGGTGTTAGACAGTCAATGGGGAGATCAGGCTAGTCGGTTGAAATCTGAAACATTACTCACAAGCGGTGCGTGTGTTTTCATATGGCCTAAGAATATCGGCACTAGATTCAAAGACATTAATGAAATGTGTGTACATTTCAAGTTAGATCATATATCAGAGCAGTTTATACTCGATAACACCTATTGTGGGTTAAAGGGACTTGTAAAGATAAAGCAGATCAGATAGAATCTGAATTACTCTCTTTACGTCTCGCTAATAACAAATATTGTTTGAGAGACTCTCCTAAACTTGACAGATCTTGAGCCAATCTAGAAATCTTCTTACTCTCACTTCGTTGAATGTCAGTTATCAAGCTGTCACAATCTGCACTGTTGAGAGTAAAGTTAATTGAGCCTTCGTCTGTACCATTAAGATAATCAATAAATCCCTCAACCTCTCCAATCCAAGTTTCAATAGTAGATATGGTACGCTCTGATTGTTGTTTCTTTAACGCTAACTCAGGATTGTCAGGTACTGCTAACTCTGCTGGGTCAGTCTCTGGCTCCATTGTATCTGCAACTGCTGCTGCTTCTGCTTCTGCTGGTACATCTACTGCAGCAGCTGGATCCACGGCGGTATCCGGTGCTTCTTGTAAAATGTTAAGGAATTTCTTTTCAAATAGGTTCATAGCTTTAATTATTTATATAGGCCGCCTAAGTATTTACAGGTATGAGTAAAGAAAAAGGTAAAAAGAAGACTATATTCGAAGATATGAATATCGGATCAAATAACTATCTAGGCGTAGGTGGTGGAGCAGGTCAAGCAGCCATGACACACAAGCCAGGCAAGGTGACTCTGTTAGATCTGATAAAACAAGCCGGTGATTGGGAGAATGAAATGGGGAAAGCTCCAAACCGTCTACCATACCCTCTCCAGGACGGTCTGAGTGATCAACTCGGAAAGTTATATGTCGATACTTTGCAAGTGAAGGATAAAGTTGCACAATCTGCAAAACACTCTATAATTAAGGATAATGAAAGGGCTATTAAAACAGTGAAGAAGATACACAAGAAATTATCCACGATTGCAGCAGCAATCAAATCCGTCTCTAGTGATATTGACGGTCTGAGTGTAGGTACATCAGTACCAGAAGATCATGCTTGATATACTCAAACAAATACTGACATCTCTAGGCAAAACATTAATAATCGCCGGTATTCTCACCTCGATTATCAATTACTTTACTGGCACCGGTTATATAGAGACATTCACTGCCTTGGTTTGTGTACAATTTGTCGCCTCTTATATTTGGAAATCAATTGCTAGGTTTATACTAGAAAATAGGATGATGGACGAGGAGACCAAACGTTTAGAGTTATACGCAATGCAAGGAACTGATGTGACTTGTGCTCACTGTAACGCCTCAGCCTTCATACCTGTGAGATTTGATGATGATAATAGTTTCGATTGTGAGGTGTGTGGAAAATCTAACTCGGTATACGTTGATGTGACCACGACACAAAAAACCACAGTAGGTGCAGACACATCAAAGATTGATAAAATCATAAAGGATATCAGCAAAGAAAATGAATAACACCACTCCAGAAGAGAACAAACTCGTCAATCAACCTAACACCAAAGAGCCTAGCAGCGTCATGTTGAGAGAGAATGAAACGCCAATGACATACATCGAGTTCAGAGACACCATGTCTAAATTCTTCAACGAAAAGGAATATGAAAGCCGGCAAGCGTTTCATGAAGGATTAAATGTGCCTGTTAGTGAGGATTATCGTAATATAGATCTAATAAACAATTTAAATGACCTAGTATTCAACTACTGCTCTAACGATAGCAAGATGTCACCAACGGACAAATTAAACTTTAAAAATATATGCCAGGGAATAAACCTTATAACATTAGGACTAAAACAATACGACAGTAACGATGTTGATCGTGTGTTTGTAGCAAAACTAGCAGGATACATAACCAAAGTAGTACGAAATTTTTACCATGATTGATATAAAAAAACACAAAGAAACTAAAATTAAGCTCACAACACCTAAAGGTGATACACATGTAATGTCAGAGTATGAAGTTTGCCGATGGCTAAGCTTGATTGAAGCAGTCGATATCATCGATCAAAAAGCTCAACAGCTTGGAGAGAAAGGTGACAGCATCAATTGGGTCAAGCCAATCGCGATTCAGAAATATATTGACGACCGAACTGAAAGCATGTTGTTTGAAATCGCCGACGATCTCAGCAAAGAAGAGCAATGCACTATATAGCAGGTACTACTATAACTTTAACCTCGCAAGGGTCAGCCAAGATCCGACCCGGAATGACGAGCTCACAGATCAGACAAATGAGTTCTGGTGTATCCGGATTCAAGACACAAAGAGATCAACTCACACCACAAGAAAAATACTCATTACTTCGAATACACAATAAAGATGAGAAGGTGTGTTATGTCTTTGCGGATCGAAGCGGAACTCGTGTTGAGTTATTATTTGATACTGTTAGTCAGGCAGAGAAGTTTATTTCGGAGATAAAGGGAGAGCAGATTCCGGATTACAGCGCAGCATACGAGAATCAGACAGACTAATCGTCGTCGTACCCACCGTATATGTCATCATAATCACCATACACACTGTAATCAAATATATTACGTCCAGCTGTATCTACAGGATTGAAATATAGATTGTCATCCTCTGTCTCGTCAGTATAGTCATCTCCACTCAATCCCCCATGATAGGTGTCATCAGTAGGCTGTTCAAGAGCTGGTTCTGCTTCAATACCATCTTCATAACTGTAGTCGAATCGTTTTCCTTTTATCAACCAAACGTAATGACCTAACAATGGATTCAATTGCTCGACATCTTGATCCAACCTGTCTGTTATCTCAAATTTCTTTGCTCCTCTGCCACCCGGTCTGGTGCAACCAAATTCTGACAACTCTAACACATCACCAGACTTGGGTTCCGGATAAGGGTTCTCAGCAGAACTCATAGCTAAGGTGTAACTCTCAATCGCAATGAACCCGGTTAGTTCGTCATCAGCTACCAACCCAAACTTCTGTAACACAACTGAATTTTCATTCAACGTGAGAGCAAAGATCAATTTTTTAGGATCACTAAATTTTTGAACTGGGTCCTCTCCGTATAATGGATCCATTGTTTCAAGTGTTGTGTTGTTCACATAATAATCTACAACTGTACCGTATTGATAGATTTGTTCCATCCACCAGCCATTGTATAAAGCTTGCTCATTCTTAGACACACATTTATCAAGAAATCTAAGACCTTTGTTGCTCCCGGCGAATATATCGTCAAACTCACTCATCACGTTGAAGTATAAAAGCACTCTTCATAGGATCCCAACTAACGATCATGCCTGAGTTGCTCAAACTCTTTGGTTTGTCTTTTGGTAGTTCATCGATTGGGTAATTTTTAAGTATATGATCACAATCAACATCAGACAATATCTGAAGTGCTGAACTGCCTGATCTTATCAACTCAATCTTGTTATCCAGCTCACCACTGTAGGTAAACTCACCTTCACCAGTGTATCTACCTTTGTATCTGTCAGCTACTTGATTCTGACTCTTGCTAGTAGCATGCTTATCAAGTCTACGGTGCCATGGG